GCTTCTATGCGTATCATAAACACCGATAATAAACCACCATCACCAACCGTCCATGTGCCGCCACCGCTGCCTGCTAGAAAATACAGGTCAACTATCGGGCTTGAGCTTGTGGCAGCGGTTTGTAGCGCGGCATCAATAGCATCAAATTCAACAGACGTAAACTTACACCTTAATGTTGAAATTGGTTGTGATGCTGCTAAGAATAATGGCAACATCATATTATAAAAATCAGAACTACAAAGCAAAGGCTCTACGTTGTTTGTTATAAGTTCGTCTGGATTCAAAGGAGAATTTATAAATACGGAGGCGCCTCCAATAGGATCATCCTGAACCCAATACAATGCCAAATCTTCACCAAATATTTTTACGTCTTCATAATATTCTTTTGGGTCATGCCATGATATATATTTAGAATCACCAGCAAACGTTCTATTTACGGAACGCAATTTGAGAATAGATGGGTCTTGCAACATAAAAGAATTGTAATCCCTACCATTGACCATCCTATCTTGAGTGTAATATACGGATGGTGCCACACGGCGTATATGATCTATATCTTCTGAGATAGAACTATTTTGCAATGAGTTTATCAATGTAAACGTAAAGGTAAATGTTTGTACTGTATTGGTTAAATCTAAATAAGGGAAACTTGCAAGTTTATCAATGATGGATGTCTGCTGTATGGTAGTGTCACTATTTGCTGATGTTCTGTACCACAAATCAAATGATCCGGATGGAATATCGGAGAATTCACCATCGCCAAATATCAGTTCTATTTGATCATCATCTAATGTTTCTATCTCAAATTTTTGCCTATTTGAATCCGTATTAAATATAATATTTTGACCATTGGCAAGGTCTACGTCGAACCATTCACCATACCGGGTTGCACTATCAGTTAAATGTGGCAATATATCTACGAACGGGTCGGTTGTTATGACCTCGCGCGTGTTGGGGTCTACGTTATTCAACCATACATCAGTTTCATTGATGTTATTTATTTTAATATCCAGCGTTTGATTGGGCGTTACACCATCAAATGCTTCTTCCCTTACTACCAAGCTACCTTGTTTAGTAAAACAGAAGAATCCTGTGGTGTCTGAGCTATCACCCAAGCCGTCAGAACCATATAATATAGTGAATTGTGAATTTCTTTCAGGTCTTTTTTCTAGTGGCGACGACTTTGTTAATTCTACAGGCACCAATTCCATAGGAAATGATTGACCCGAAGATGTTGATGAATAATCAAATGTTGTAATACCATTAGATTTTATGGATAAATTATTCCATGAGTACAATTCAAATAATACATCTTCGATCTGTACGCGTTCATTAGGATCCACACTACCAAATTCTTGGGACAATACGCGATTCATAACCAATAAAAATTGTTCTTTCCAATCTTGATTGTTTAAATCATTCCAAATAATTTTTCTATTTGCCAAATTCCTGCCTTGGGCATCGGCGATCTGTTCCGTTGTTTGTACGGATGATATCTTTACTAGTCCACGGGCTGGTATATTTCTTGACGATTTATATGAAATTAATTTTGCTAAGCGTAATATAGATTCCTTTCTTTCCGCTGTTGTAATGAAATTTTCATGGGCGTTTAAGTCTAAACGATATGCTAACAATTCGCCAACATATGCAAATATTTCGAGGATGGCGATAAATTCTGACGATTCTATATAGTCATTGAAGTCTTCGGGGAAATATAATTTTACATAATCGAGAAGGCTTTCTTTTATTGTATTAAAATCAAATGAATTGAAGTTTATTTGTGTGAACGCTTCATGTACAACTACCCATGCTTCTGCTCTTGATATTTGGTTTGCCATATTAATCCTCAAATTGGATGTTTAAATTAAAATCATCCACAGTATCCAATTCTACATAAAGTAGTGTTGCTTCTACAAACAACGAGTTAGTATTGAAATCAGGGAAAACCCCCAATTTTAATATTTCGACGCGCGGGTCATAGTCGAAAACAGACTTGATGTCTTCCCTAACTTCGTCAATAGTGTCTTCGTCAAGGGGTTCAAATACTAATTCTGGTATAATTGTGCCAAATGTTGGCATCATTATTCTTGTCCCCTTTTGCGTGTATATGTGATTTAGTAAATCCATCTTTACCAATTCAACATCGCGCAGGGAGAATGATTTGCTTTTTTCAAATTCAAACGATGAATAACCTTTATAAATGTTTTGACGAGGCATACTATTTCCCTATATTATGTGGTATTTATTAAATGTGTGATATAGATTTTATCTATGCCAAAGTGTATTGCGGTCAATCGTCACGCCACGTTCAACTCTACCAACATCTTTACTATTATATGTAAGGTCTGGGACGTGGGAATTGTTCACATCACCGTCGGCATCGGTTTCTTTTGTCATAACCCTACCCCATGGCTCGTGTTCTGGGACACGACTTGTCCAATAAGATTCTAGCGCTTTAGTGCTTATATCACCCGTAGGTATACCAGCGGGTGCATTTGGTCCGTTAAGGTGTATGGGGGCGCCTGTCATAAGGAACGCACCACCAGACAACTCTGTAATGCTTTGGGTTGCCGAAATTGTTAATTTTTCAGATAATATATTCATTATCTTACCAGATTGTATTGTAATATTGTTTGGGGTATTTATTTTAATATCTGTGTTTGTGAATAAGTTCAACACCGCGCCCACATGTATATTTGTATCGTTGGTGGATTTTATGTGCATTTGATCTTTGGCGTGCAGGCGAACTTCACCTTCCGATACCATGTGTATGCCTTCTTTTGCCTTCACCCTAAATGCTTTTTCTGTGGTGAAATTTATATCTTTTTCGGAGTGGTAAGATAGGTTCCCTTCTGCGTACATGTCTATGTTGCCCGACGATTCATCTAATTCTATCCAACACTTCCCACCTGCTGTGGCGACGTATATACGCTCGTTAGTATCATCCAATATTATTTGAGCACCGTGGGTAGTTCTAAATCTAACCCTACAATTTTTTGCATTATCCACCATAGACATGCTATGGAAACCTGGAGTAGTCCATGAATATACTTGGGGGTCATATGTTCCCCCAGGGGTAGTATCGGAACGTAGACCAGGGTCTATTCTACTCTTATTATACCCTTGTGTATTTGTATGTGTGGTGCCGTCCGCTTCTGTATATTCTTCATCAATATCGTCAGATAGCTTCGATACTTGGGAATCTTCGGTATTAACAAAATTATCACTCAGACCAGATGTTGATGTATCCGCACTACGGGTTCTAAATTCAAACGATTCTCGTGGTTCTGCTGGGTCGGTGGTTTCTATCCTACTTGTTCCAGCTTGAGTGAATGCTTGAGTTTGACTATCATACAGTGGTTGTATTTTATCTTCGCTTGAAGAAAATGGTCCGTCTGGTTGGTTTTCTGTAGCATAACTATATCTACCGTGTGGCGTAGTATGTGTTAAAAATTGCTCTTGTAAACAACCCATCCATACGCGAAATCTTGGGTCGGCATCAATGCACATAATCAATACGTTACTGCCCACTTTGGGTATGTTAAACATACCATATGCTATTTGTCCTAGAGTTTTGTCATCAGCCCTACCACGAGTTGGGTTTACTGTCGTTCCTGCAAAAGGCGACACATATGAAGCCCATGGAATATTTTCCAGTTTTGTATCTGGTGAATCACCCAACAATGGACATGCTACGCGTAGCCTGCCCATTTGTTGTGGGTCGTTCGTATCCACTACCCTACCTACAGTTATTTTTGAAAAGTAGGTAGTTTTTGGACTATTTTTCTTTACTTGATGTAATGGACCACGTCTTCGCATAATTAACTACTCTGCTTACTTCTGTTTTGCTTTCTTTTTATTTGATGTTGTGTTCTTGGCGCCTCATCAATTCTTTTCTTATCCAAACTACCAATAGTACTTTTACCAGCAACATCTTCATCATCACCACCAAATGAAGGAAATAAATCTAAGAAACGTTGAAAAGCTGAAGCCTTCCCTTCATCATCATCTTTGTTAGAAGCATCATCCGTGTCCTTATCCCCGATCTTATCTATGGCATCTGTCATGGGAATACTAAACATTCCTAGTTCTTGAGTGAATTGACCCTCAGAAAAAACATTTTCTACTAACATTAAATTATAATATCCACTATACCAAAATTGTTCATATTCGGTATTGACATCGTTGGCGTCAACAGGCATCCGAATATTCACCTTTATTAATGTTGGACTTGATAGCCATTGTGGATTTATTGTTGCATTTTCTTCGGATTTCTCCGTTTGCCCAATGGCAACCTCAGAGGGATATATGGACATTTCATCTAATAATTGTGGGTTCCCATATATAACCATACTAGCGCTTACGTTTTCTAGGGATGCATGCCTATCTAACAATCCTTGGAAACCAGCAGAATCTATTGGTCTTCTAGTGTTGCGGGCAACGGGGTTTTTTAATGTGGTTCCTAAAAATAGTGGTGATTTTCCGCGTCGTTTTTTACCAGTGGATGCTACTTTATCGGAGCCTGTAGTTGCAGTGGTACCAGTTGATTGACCTTTAAGATTTTCCTCTTGGGATGGTATATTATTGGATGTTCCTGCAATTTGAAAGAACGCCATACCCATTTCCATTTTTATGTCAAAGTTTTTTATATCTACATTCTTTCCTGTAAATATATAATCAAATTCAATTGACTGACCTGGCAATGGTACAATTTCACCATCCTTCTCTTGTTGTGTGTATGGGCTTATAGTTTGTAGATATTTATTAATATGATATTGTACTATATATTTCGTTGGGGTTGATATTAGGGTTGATACTATTTTGTAAATATATTTATTTTCTGTGGAGTTTAAGTTTTTTGGATCGCCAGTTTTTTTGCCATCAGCTATTACTGCGGCAGAAGACACCATCACGCGGTTCAATATTTCTTCCAAACCAACATCTTCGCCGTAGTTTACTATTGTGTTTGCTTTATCTACAATTCGTATATTCTCAAGGCTACCTGCGGTGTATTTGTCAGTTGTATAATCACGTGTTTTTATTTCATATGTAACATCTCTATAATTATTGAACAGAAATGCTTCCGCATTTCTTAGCGCATCATTTTGCGCAATATCCTCAAATGTAGTCGCGTATTGTTCTATTGCTTCACGTTTAAACGATTTGTATTTTTCATTTATATTGTGTTGTATTGACTCAAAGGTGTCCTTTAAGGTTGCACCCATTTTGAATGATAGACCACCGAATATGTTTTGTACTTGGGGGAGTTGTGCTGCGCCGTTAGTAAGACCCACAAACGTCAATTTATATGATGCACCAGAGCTATCAAATATTGCGGAGATGTCGTATGCGATAAACATCATAGGTCGGACTGATGAAATCATCTCTGAACTGCCGTCAGAGTTTCTACCCACAAATATAGTTTTTAGTAAAAAAATTAATCCTACTGGGTCAGTATCTAATTCATCACACACATCCGTTAAGCGATTTAAAAATGACGCTCCCATTGGTTCTATAATTTCAAGTTCTCCATCAGATGCCATAGTAGTAGATTGTGCGGTATCATTCGCTATCTGTGGGTCTGCAGCTATTACATTATTCCACTTTGCCTCTGTTATATAATAACGAGCGTCAGTGGTACCGTCTATTAATGTTACATATTTGGCACCGGCGA